GGTAGAGGTGGTTTAACCGACGCATACAATTTTGCAATGAAAGATTTATCTGCAGCAATAAATGGATTATCTAATGCACAAAAAAAGAAAATATTTAATGAAGGAAAATGTTTTATGAATTTGGAAGTAATATGGCCAGATTCGGTTAATGTTATTCCTTATGGTCAAGCTCTTTTAGTTTTTCATAATACAACTTGTTATGATGAAAAGGGTGTGGCAATTGGAGCAGATGGTGGAGCAGCAGGAACTTTGGCAGGAATGATTAAACAAATAAACGCAGATGTTCAATCAAAATATACAATCCAAGGCCCTCCAATAACATCAATACCAAAATCAGATGATTTAAGTTCAAAGCAAGGTAAGTATTTATCAAGACTTAAAAAACTACAATCGGAATTTGGATTGAGTGATTCGGATAATGTTGCAGACTATCATCAAAGTTGGTGGGATTGGTGGATTACAACAAACGCACCTATTAAAGTAGATAAACTTACAAAAGAAGCATTGATTAGAAGATGGGCATTTGGTGATAAAGGATTTAGATTAAATACAATATCAAATCCAGAATTACAAAAGTGGGCAACTACAAATGATAAAGTAAATGTTATAAAACAACAAAAAGACAATATAAAACCATTTGAAGAAATATTTTTAGGAGTGGGTGCAGATGTTTTAGAATTTGTTGGTAGTGTATTAACCGTTCACCCTGAAAAAGCAATTAGAGCAATGAAACAAAAATTTGTATCGGTTGCATCACAAGTTAGAAGTGGTGGTAATCCTGCACAAATACAAAAATTAAAATCAGAATTAGAAAGATTAAATCAATTGGGTGGTATTGAAAAGATAGTAGCAAATGAAGGATTGGTATTTGTTTATAATGGTAAAACATATAAGCTTACAGGTACTTTTGCACCATTAAATCAAATACTTGGCATTTTTTACTCTTAATTTGATATATATTATAATAATAAACAGTTACAAAAAGGAAGATTAGTATGGCAAAAAGAAAAAGTTTTGATGAGAAATCAAAAGGGATGCACAAATCTCGCAAACTCATCATAGACACGGTTTTTGGAAGAACGGATAATAATCAAACTCATTTTGGTTATGAAGGTGAAGTTGAAGAAAAGAGAGAGGTTGGTGAAAGATGGACTGACAAAGAAGGAAAAGAATGGGAACAAAAAGAAGGATTTAAAGTTGCGGTCACTCAAATGGACGATGTAAGACAATTTTTACAAAAGTTGAGTACATGTTCATCGGAAGATTGTAAAACGGAATCATATAGTAATGCAGACAAAAAACTAATTCGTAAAACAGGAATGTGTATTGTTTGTCTTGCAAAGTTTGAACATGGTTTAAAAGAAGATGGGACATATCCGTTCTATGAAGATTATAAGATAACAAGAAATAAACTTGCTTATGTTAGAGAATTAAAGGATAGATATGAAGAAGCATTGGGTGGTATAAAAAAACAAATGGAAATTATCACCGAAGATGGTAGAACTGAAACTTGGACATGGGAAGTGGATATTGAAAAAGTAAAAACAGATTTGAAAAAAGACATCGATGGAGCATTTGAGGCCATTGAATTATTAATAGAAAGAAAACGATTATTAGAAGAAAAATTGGTTGAATTAAATCATCCAGAATTAATTAAAAAATAAAATATGAAAAATTTATTAAATTTAAAAAACATTGCAATCGCATTATTAATTGTAGTGGTAGTTTTCCAACAATGTGGTGGAAGCAAAAAAGGAACTGGCGAAATTGTAAAAGTTGATGGTAAAAAGTATGAACTTATTAAACATGAAATTGATACAGTTGAAGTGGTTAAGACAAAAGTGGTAACTAAAAAAGGTGAAGATATTTACCATGAAACAATTGTAGAGAAGGAAGTAATTATTCCTACAATCGTTGACACCGCAGCATTACTAAAAGATTTCTTTGCAAAGAACATTTACAAAGATACATTAAATTTACCAGATAGTTTAGGAATTGTATCTTTAATTGATACTATTACTCAAAACAAAATATTTGGTAGAACTTTTAACGCAAGTGTTAAACAAAGAACTATTAAAGAAACAACAATTGTAAAAGAATTACCAAAGACCAAAGTATTTTATGGTTTGGAAGGTGGATTCAATAAAGCGGATGTTGTATCTCATTTAGGATTGGGTGTTTTAATTAATACAAAGCAAGATAAGATATTCCATTTAGGTATTGGTGCAGCAAATAGAACAACCGATGGTACAAGTGGAGCATTGTCACCTTACATTGGTGGTGGTGTATATTGGAAGATTAAATTCAAAAAATAATGGGAGTTCAAGGGCAACCTAAGAAATCATTAAAAGAAATAATAGCCGAAGAATATCGTAAATGTGCATTAGACCCCATTTACTTTATGAAGAAGTATTGTGTTATTCAGCACCCGGTGAGAGGAAAAATACCCTTTCACCTTTATCCTTTCCAGGAGGAGTGTTTAACGGATTTTAAAGAAAATAGATTAAATATCATTCTTAAATCCCGTCAGTTGGGTTTATCAACATTATCAGCAGGATTTATTCTTTGGAAAATGTTATTTAACCAAGACTTTAACGCATTGGTTATTGCAACAAAAGTAACTGTAGCAAAAAACTTAGTTGAAAAGGTAAGAGTAATGCACGACTTACTTCCTGTATGGCTAAGAGATGGTGGTAATAGTTCAGTAGAAGATAATAAACTTTCCCTTAAATTAAAAAATGGTTCACAAGTAAAAGCAATCGCAAGTTCTCCAGACGCGGGTCGTTCGGAAGCATTGTCATTGTTAGTTGTGGATGAAGCTGCATTCATTAGAGATATTGATGAAATTTGGTTATCGGCACAATCTACATTATCAACGGGTGGTTCTGCAATTGTATTATCTACTCCGAATGGTGTGGGTAACTGGTTCCATAAAATGTGGGTCGATGGTGAGAGTGGTGCAAACGGATTTAATAATATAAATTTACATTGGACTGTTCATCCTGAAAGAAATCAATCATGGAGAGATGAACAAACTCGTATATTGGGAGTAAAAGGTGCAGCACAAGAGTGTGATTGTGATTTCGTAGGTTCAGGAGATACTGTAATCGACCCAGCATTATTAACATGGTATAAAGACACATATGTTATGGACCCGATTGAAAAAAGTGGGTTTGATGGTAATTATTGGAAATGGGAACATCCTAATTACAATAGAGCATATATGGTAGTTGCCGATGTCGCGAGAGGTGATGGTTCGGATTATTCTACATTCCAAGTAATTGATATTGAAGATTCATCACAAGTTGCAGAATATAGAGGTAAAATAGAAACAAAAGATTTTGGAAACTTTTTAGTAGCAGTATCCACAGAATGGAATAACGCACTATTAATTATAGAAAACTCAAATGTAGGATGGGCAACTATCCAACAGGTGATTGATAGAGGATATGGTAACCTATTCTATATGAGTAATGACCTAAAATATATTGATGTTGAAAAACAAATGTCTAATAAGTTTTATAGAGACGAAAAGAAATTGGTTGCAGGATTTGGAACAACGATAAAAACAAGGCCACTTATAATTTCTACATTAGATACATACATAAATGGTAAAGATATCCTAATTCGTTCTCAAAGACTTATAGATGAATTATTTACATTTATTTGGAGTGGTGGTAGAGCCGAAGCAATGAAAGGATATAATGATGACTTAACAATGGCATTGGCAATTGGACTTTGGGTTCGTAATACAGCACTTCGTTTGAAACAAGAAGGAATTGATTTGACAAAGACAATGTTGAACTCAACGCAAGTAAGTCAATATACAGGATTTGTATCAACAGGCCACCTAAAACAAAACCCATATGAAATGGATTTAGGTAAAGGACAAGTTGAAAACTTAACTTGGTTACTTAAGTAATTTTTTTATATTTATATAGTGAAACTATTGTAAAATGAACGAAGATTTAGATAAGTGGTTTAAAGAAAAATGGGTAAACATTGGCAAAAAGGTTGATGGTAAGCACCCACCATGTGGAACTTCGGGAGAAAAAAGGGGTTATGCAAAATGTGTTCCTGCAGCAAAAGCAGCCGGAATGAGTAAAAAAGAAAAAGAAAGTGCCACTCAAAGAAAAAGAGATGCACAAAACGATGCAGGGAGAGGTGGTAAGGATAGTAGTGGACAAGGTAAGAAACCAATATATGTTTCAACAAAACCAAAAAATGAAACTATGAATATAGAAGAAAGACTAAATTTATTTTTAGAAAAGAATTGCCCAACAGACCCAGGTAAATGGTCGGCAAGTAAATCAGCTGCAAAATCTAAGTTTGATGTTTATCCATCTGCATATGCAAACGGATGGGCAGCAAAAAATTATAAATCAAAAGGTGGTAGTTGGAAAACCTGCAGCGAAAATGTAGTAAACGAAGTAACGGGTAGAGAAGCAAAAGAAATTGCTAAATTGACGGGTACGCGTGATAGTATAGTACAAAAATTTATAGATGATTTTAATTTGAATGCTAAAAACCTTTTTAACTTTATAGCTAAAGGAAAAGAAAAAGTTAGAAAAGATTTCGCAACTGCAATGTCAGGTAGACCTGGTAATAAATATCAAGGTGATTTCGTAGGTATGTTTGGTGAAGGTATATTAAACGAATCTTGTTGGGATGGATATAAGCAAGTTGGTGGTAAGATGAAAAATGGTAAGATGGTGCCAAATTGTGTTCCAATAAGTGAAGAGGTTGATACCGATTACGATGAATTGGATGTAGAGCCGGAAGAAATTGAAGATTTCATTGAATTTTTAAAAGCATATAAGAATACTTTAGCTGAAGCAAATTGTAATTGTGTTTATGAAGCAGAATATCAGGGTAGAGAAGTTAAGTTGGGTAAACCAATGCAAGGTGATGTTAAGAAATTCAAAGTGTATGTAAAAAATCCTGCAGGTAATGTTGTTAAGGTAAACTTCGGCCAAAAAGGAATGAAAATTAGAAAATCAAACCCAGCGGCTAGAAAATCATTTAGAGCAAGAATGAATTGTGATAATCCAGGCCCAAGACATAAAGCAAATTATTGGAGTTGTAGAAAATGGTAATATTTGGAAATACCAAATATTTTTCGTATATTTAGAAAAATAGAATTATATAAAATGGCAGATAAAACAATATTTAGTAGGTTACAGAAATTATTTTCAACAAATACTATTGTCCGTAAAACGGCCGATGGTGTAAAAGTTATAGATACGGATGAGTATCAAAATATGACCACAAACTTAGTTGACCGCTTTATGAAAATGAAAGTGTCAAACTATGGTGCAGGAGCAACTCAATCTTCAATGGCATATCAACAAGTTAGAATTGATTTGTTTAGAGATTACGATTCTATGGATATGGACCCGATTTTGTCATCCGCATTAGATGTTTATTCGGATGAGTGTACGGCTAGAAATGAAATGGGTAATGTATTAAAGATACATCATGAAGATGACCAAATTAAACAAATATTAGAAAATTTATTTTACGATATATTAAATGTAGAATTTAA